GACATCATAAGCATCATCAAGCGGGGAAGTATCTTCCACCGCAGAAATCTTTCCATCGTAACTTCGGCCACGATTCTTCTCCGCCTGTTTTAGTGTGGTGCGATTGTGCATATCCCACATGATCATCACTTCTTACCAAAAAACTTGGTAGCACTACGTACGCCAAAAGAAGCAGCAACAATAACACCAAGGGAATACTGATACCAATCCGGCATCTTGTCCAACTGCTCAAACCCATTTGCAACTACACCCTCCATCCCCGGGATAAAGCTCAAAATGAGCGGAACCGAGAACAAAATTACGAGCCACTCGTCTTTCCAAGATGACTGACTGCCACGTGCCATCTCAAGATCCCAGTCGATCTCGCCAGTGGCTTTCTTCTCCATGATGACGGCTTCAGCCTTGGCCTTGGCAACCTTTGCGCCTGTCTCGGCCTTGGTCTTTTCAACTTTACCTTCCAGCCACGTACCGGCCAAAGAAGCAATCGGACCTATCAATGCTTGAATCATTTGTTCCTCGACAATGCTGCCTGTGTGTTGATGCGATAGATATTCACATCGTTACGTGCGCCAGCGATATCTTCCTGCAACTCCTGACGCTGCTGCGCCAAGTCATAGGCTTGCTGCAACTTGGCCTGATCAATCTGGAAGTCCATCTGATCGTTTGCTGTCTTACGCTGAATTTCCATCTGCGAGTTCTGCAACTCTTGCTGACGAATCGCGACCAACGGATCTTGCTGCTGGGCCGGCTGAATCATCGGCATGATCTGCTGCATGATCTCACTAACCTGCTGTGCAATCGCGGACTCAACCGTAGCTGGGTCAATCTGTGCAGGTGGCTCACCCTGCGCCATAGCCTCCTGCATGGCGTTCTGGAAGAATGCAGTAACCTGATCCCTTGCAAGCATACCAACGTGCTCCTGCACGTGCGAGAGGAGCAGCAAGAAGGCTTGTGGGTTGGCCCCAGACACAGGCGATGAAAGGAACATGGCATGCGCCAGAATGTGCGCCTCATGATCCTGCTGCGGAAATGCCTGAAACGGCATGTTCTTCACAGCAGCAGCGTTCTCTGTAGCCGGATCCATAGGCTGCGGCTGCGGAGGTGGCGGCAAAATCGCGTCAATGTTCTTCACATCCAGCGCATCATACATCCGACGATACGCCTCGTACTGATTGTGAAGCTGCGGAGCGGCCTGCGCCAACTGCATCTGGGTCTGTGCCAGCGACAAACGCTGTGACATTGAGAAGATAGACGGATCCGACACAGGCAAAATGTCTACCCGACCATCAAAATCCTGCGCCATAATGTCAGCGGCTACGCCCTGTCCCACAAAGTACGGGTAAGGTACAGGGTTATCCCCGAATACCTCGGCAAGTAACCGAAACTCCTGCTTTTGCCCATAGTGCAGCCGCTTATGGATCGAAGAGATGATCTTCGAGCCTTGCTCAATCAGTGCAACTGTGGTTCCGACGGGGGCTTGTGAGTTAGCGTCTGCGATCTTTGCATCTGCAACTTGTGCAAATCGTCTTCCTGAATCGACGATAACGCCCAGTAGTTGAGCAAGTGTCCCAGAAGGTTCCTTGTATGGAAGGGGCATAAGAGCATTCCGAAGGTCACCACCGGGAGCATCAATATCACGGAACTCGCCAGGAGAAAGCGGCTCATCGTCGTTGCGAATACGAACACCACGAGCCTTAAACCCAGCAGGGAGATTCGAAAGAGTCCCCGCATCGATGAGTTGACGAAGGATCGAGGTCGCTGCACGGGACAAACCTCCTATAGTATGTAACAGGCCAAAGCCATAAAAGCCAAACCCAGGCAAAAACTTAAAATGAGTGAAGTATTGCCGCTTCCTGCGAAGTGGATCCGCCTCTCTATAGTTTCGCACCACCGAGAGAATCTGTCCTGAATCTTCATCCAAAGTGACAATGTAAGGGAGTTTAACACCCGTAGGCTCACCCTCGGGTCCAATGTCTTCAAACCCCTCCAGATCAAGCTCTGTGTGACACTCAACAAGAGTGAAAACGTCATCGCCATACGACGGACGAATACCCTGCAACTCGTTACCAGTCTCTCTAATCGGTCCTTCATCATCATCATCTCCAGCCTGCAAGTCCACGTCCCGGTACACACCAGCAACCTGCAACTTGCGAAGCTCGTTCTCCGTCATGCGAACAACGTGAGTTACCCGCTCGGCTGTGTTCAAGTCACTCGCCGAATACGGAACAATCAAATCCTCCGCAGGTACAAACTTCGATACAGCCCGCTGCTTGCCCGGATCAAAATACACCTTCTTAAATGTGGACCCCGTCAACGGTAAATAAAACAACATCTGATCCGTGTCCGGATCATACTCCTCCATGATCTCAGTAACCTGATAGTTCATGAAATCTTCAACACGCTGGGCCTGATCCTCCAGTGCCGAGTTCGGCGTTCCAAGAATCTGCGCCTTTACAGGACCACCCGCTGGCAACATCTCCTTATAAGCCTGCGCCTGAAACTGCGTAACAGCCTCACTCAACAACGGATGATGAACACCACTAGCGCCAAGAAACGGATCACTGCGCTCCTCGTAATTCACACCAAGCAACTTCAAACCGCTGGCAATCGCCTCTTCCCAGTCCTCGCGTGACTCCTTGTCATCCTCAATCTTGTCACGAAGATCCGAGGACAACGAACCAAGAACCGAATCATCAAGGATCTCCGCCAAGTTCGCACTGTGATCGTACATCGCAGCTTGGACCTCGATCATTTCTTCCATGCCGGCCATCTCAACGCCCTCTGGAAGCATGTCCTCGGCGGGTAACTCCACCATCATCTCTTCAGGCATAGGTTCCGCCGGACCACCAGCGCCCATTGCCATATCAACCATCTGTGGAGGAAGTGCCATTTATTTCAATCCAAAAAAGTTTAACATACTGTCTACCATGCCCGTCTCTTGCTTCTTCGGAACAGCGCGGCGCGGAACACCCCGTTCATCCAACACAGCCAAAGCCGCTTCGTTGTAATCTTCCAGCACATTCCGGGGAATGCTCATATACTTGTTTTTCATTACAGACATGTCACTAACCTGCTGATCGCTCTTTGGCATCATGCCCTCACTCAGCGCTAACTCAGCCTGCAACATATCCATCGCATTCTCTTCTGTACGAAGACTGCGAACATCCATGCCCCTGCGCTCTAACTCGCGTACACCAACATGCGCCAACTCTTCCATCAACGTATTCAAAGAATAGTCGTTGTCAATCGTACCGGGGACATCAACAACCTTGCCGTCTTTTATTTCTGTCTTCGGCTGATCCGAGTCGTAAATAACAGTAGAACCACGGTCCGAGGACAAAAGACTTTCAATCCCTTTGCCAAAACGATCAAGATCGCGGGCCATGTACCTAAGACCAGAACCCTCTGGGTCAGCCTTAAATACATCCGCATCAAAAAATCTTCGGCCCGTAGGAGTGTCTTCCCTCGCCGGGTTTAATTCTGCGGAAGGAAGCATTAGCCCCTTAACACTGGTTCCACCACCAAACCGAGGCACAATGTCCCCGCCCATCTCACCAGCCGTCGGCTCCAGTAACCCGCGCTCAATGATGTCATAACCTAACTGAGCTACAGGAGACAAAGCCAAACGGCTTTCTAAATCGGCGCGAAGCTCTAGGTTCCCGAACCGTGTAGCTTGGACCTCGGCATCCGGATTGCCGACATAGTTCAGCGGCTTCGGAGTCGGAACAGACTTCGGAAGGGTCTTCAGATCCTTCTCTATTTTCTTTTCCGCTGTCTCAGCCACTAAAAAATACCCCGAAACTTCTGTGGCCGAGCAATCGGGCTAAACCCCTTAACCACACCACCTGTGTTGTAACGCTTACCCGGCAAAGGCGTACCCGGAGCCTGCGCCCCGTCGAGATCAAACTCAAGCTCAATAATCTCGTCAATCATATCCTTGTCGTAACCCGACCGGCTCAACTGCCGGCGGCGTAACTCTCTAGCCTTGGGTGTCTTAAACTTGGACATCAGTAATACTCTCGCTTCTTGGACGGCAGCCAGTCTTCTAGCTCTTCGCCCTGTAAACTGATAAAACCACCTTGGCGAAACCGCATCAAGGCCATTGTCATGCTATCACAGAAGTCATCATGATCGCCATTTGGAAACGAAGCTACTTCCTCGATTACCTCATCCGCGAACTTCTGCGCGGCAGGATACCATACTTTTCCTGATTCGAATATGGGCGAAGCCATATGCATCCTTGTCATCTTATCAAGACCACCCCCGCCCTTCTTGCGGCCCGGAGCAAAGGTAATTACAGGCAGATTCAGTAACCGCATCTCGTCAGCCAATGGTGTACCAGTCGCCTTGGCCTCGATTAACATCATGTCAGGTTCCCAGTATTCGTTCTCTTCCTGTGCAATCTGCTTCAACTCAGGAAAGTTCCAACGGCCACGTTTCGCGTCTAATAGAATCAAATGCTGATCACCGTTGCCATGCGGCTCAAATACACCCCACGTCGTAATAGCAGAAAAGTCAGCCGACTCCTTCTTACTGTACGCCGTGTCATACGACTGAATCACATAATCTAAATTCGGAATGTCCTCTTCTTCCCACTCGTTCCACCACTCCCTCTTAATAACAGCGGTTTCCTCGGACACGGGGTTTTGCTGCCACTGTGCATTCCATTTGCCCACGGACAGTGCAGCTTTGACTTTTAGTAACTCGTCCTTTTTCCAGAATTCAGGCCAGAGCGGTTCCCCCGATGGCATGATGGCCGGAAACTCAACCACCTCCCACTGGTCCGACATCGTGTCGTTACCCTGCGCTTGCAGTAACCTGCCCGTAAGATCCTTCTTGGACCACCGTGTCTGGACAATGATAATCGATCCACCCGGCTGCAAACGCTGTCGAGGGCCAGATGTGTACCATTCATATGTGTGGTCATACGCTGTCGAGGACAGAGCATCCTGCTCCGAATGCGGGTCATCAATGATAAGAAGGTCAGCACCACGACCAGTCATTGCAGCACCCACCCCGGCTGCAAAATATTCCCCGCCTGCGCTGGTCTCCCATCGACCTGCTGCTTGGCTGTCCGGTTTCAGGTCAGTGTCTGGAAAAATCTCGTGGTATATCGGATCCGCAATAAGATCCCTGACCTTACGTCCGAATCTTACAGCAAGTTCCGTGTTCATTGTAGCCTGAATGATTTTTAACTTTGCATTTCTGCCAAGGAACCAGGACGGCATAAGATAAGAAGCAAACTCGGACTTCGAGTGACGAGGCGGCATGTTGACTATCAAACGCTTCAAGTCACCCGATGCTATGCGCTCGAGCTTTTCTGCAATGATTTTGTGATGCCGGCCAACAATGAACCCATCATACACATGATCGACATACGCCATGAAGCTGGTCTGTGCAGCTTCGCGGGTTTCAAGTTTCTTTAACTGCTCTTCTAGCAGCAACAGTTCACGCAGATCGTGATCGGGAATCGTGTGGAGAGCACCGGACATGCCCGAACGATAATATCTTCCAATGAATTTATCAACCCAACACGACACGACACGACAGCGCCTAGACCCCCGAAATCTAGGGGGTGGGGGGTCCGAGCCATGCCGGCGGAACCAGTAACCCGACCCAGTAACCCCCGAACCCGCGCTCAAAATGAGTTATCTTTTTTTATTTTATCCCATTTTAGTGCTGGACATTCCCATCGGGGGCGGGATACCTTTCAGGTATCGAAACAGCCAACGACACGGAGGTCACAATGGCAACACAATTTCAGCAGCAGGTCACCGACCTGATCACCACCAACCGCAAGGCCGACAAGGTCAAGCGTTGGCAAGAGCTTGCAACCGCCGCCGCACTGATCAAGGCAGAGATCGACGCCCTGAAGACCGGCATCCTCGAAGACAATGACCAGCGGTTCATGATCGTCGAAGACACCGTCCGCGAGTCAGCCCCATCCAAGGCCGACTACATCAAGCTTCACGGTGAAGCGGCCTTCGAGACCAACAAGAAGGTCACCAACGTCAAGCGCCATGTCAAAGGCATCCGATAACCAACCGGGGGGCTTCGGCCCCCCACCCAGCCAACGGAGGGAAACAATGGCTATCACTCGCATTCACGTTAACCAGCACGTGATCCGCGCCAACGGTAAGACAGGAGACCGGAACCCGGTCTTCACGGTCAAGAGCAGGGGCAAGAACAACTACGCCCAGACTGTCGAGATATACGACGAAGAGGGTGTCGTCTGCGCCCGTCTGGTTTACAGCCCAGACAAGCCTCTGTCCTGCGGCGCCAAGGTCTGGATCGAGACCAACAACATGGTCCGGCTTTACGACTAGCCCCGGGGGGCTTCGGCCCCCCACCGTCCGGCAGTGTGTGCTGCCGCTGATGAGGCCAAAAGGCCGAAACGGTAACCTGACATAACGGAGGTACGATATGTCACTCACACGTACAACACTCGAGCTTGTGATCGAGAACAACAGAGTCGTCGGCATGCAGATCAAAGAGCCGGCCCCCCAGACAATCATCATCGATGATGAGCCGGAGACGGTGACGTTCCGGATGGGCGTTAAGACCAGACAGCGGGCCATCGAGCTTCTGTCCAACGCCCGCGAGGGGTTCACCATTGAGCAGCTAGGCGGGTTCCTTGGGCTGACCGAGAGCAGTGTCCACACGCTGCTGACCGACCTGCGGAATGGCGGGACGGAGATCGAGGTCCAGCCATCACCATACGGTGGTCGTCGTCGGGCCTATCGGATCGCTTAACCACTGCGCGGGGGCTTCGGCCCCCGCCAACCGACGGAGGAGAAGAATGAGCATGACACAGGAGGAAATGGTAGACGAGTGGCTGGCACCACTCGTTGATTGTCGGGCCGCTGCCAAGCGCGCCAAGTTTAGGATCGAGTTTATGGCGATGATGCTAATCGCAGGTCGAAATGACGAAGCAGCGGAGGCGTACGAAGAGGCGCTGCGCGAGTTGGTGCAGATCATAGCAGAGTAACAACAGAACCCCGGGCTTCGGTCCGGGGTTTTCCCAAAAACCCTGCGGGTTTTTGGGTCTTCGGGCGCAGGTCGCAGGCCCACATATATATGGCGCGGGTCGCAGGTCGCAGGTCGCAGGTCTATTATTTATTGGATTAGTTGGGATATTCTGGTATTATTTAGGTGAGCAATATCGCTCTATAACGGAGGTTAATTAAATGAAGTATGCAGATGAAATCCAGAAAGCGAATGGGCTGATCAGTCAGGCTCTTCACATGCTTGAGGAAGTGACGTGCGCCATGATGGACGACGGCTTTGCCGATCAGCAAAAGCTGGACACCATCGAGCACCACATCGGTGAGCTTGAGCATGTCGAGGGTGAGCTAGAAAGCCTAGCGCCCACCAACTAGACCCTCCGTGCCCGGGCAGGCTGGATACCTGCCCGGGGAACGCGGATCAAACGGAGACAGAAAACAATGAAGAAAGAAAATAAAATACTGGCTTTGCAGCAGACCATTAACGGTCTTAAAGCCTGCGTCACATGCTTGGAAAGCCAGATTGAAAACCCTGATGACAAAGCGGTTATCTATTTTCTAGAACGGACAATACGCGAGTGCGTGCCTCTCAAGCACGCGATCGAGGCCGAGCTTGAAAGGGAGGCATCCGAATGAGATTCAACGAATGGTACAACACGTGCGATCAGATCGTGTCACGCAAGCTCGGTGTAGGCGTCGAGGATTTACCAGATGCTGCCTGGCGCGATTACTACGAAGATGGTCTGACACCACATGAGGCTATCGAGTGCGCTAAAGAAGATGCATGGGATGACTACCTAGTGCCTGGCATCCTGTAACCGGTCCCTCCGGAGACTAGGGCCACCATTCGGTGGCCCTAGTTTTTTGCGGTCCACATACATATGGCGCGGGCCGCAGGACGCAGGACGCAGGATTATTTTATTTGATTAGATGGGATTATCTGATAATATATCAGGACATGGAAAAACGCGGAGGGTAAACCATGCTTTCAAACGTCTCAAAAATGCCGGGTAAGTCTATTTCCCGCTCGGCTTTCAAATGTAAAACGGGCAGCAAACTCGCCAAGGTGCCCGGTTCGGTCTGCCATGATTGCTATGCCCGCAAGGGCATGTACCGCATGCCGAATGTCATTAACAAAATGGAAGAACGCGAGGATTTTTTTCACGCTATCGATTTTGTCCCGCGCATGGTCGCGCTGCTGAACCGGACGCGGTCCGAATTTTTCCGCTGGTTTGACAGTGGGGACGTTGAAGATGTCCGCATGGCGCTGAATATTATCGACGTGATCAAAGCCACACCGAATAAGCGCCACTGGATACCGACAAAGGAACACAAAATCTGGGCCGATGCGCTAAAGATTGAACCATTGCCGGACAATGCGGTTTTGCGCTTGTCTCAAACGATGGTTGACCAGGCACCGCCGGACAAGTGGCAATGGTCTAGCGCCGTGATCAAAGACGCGGCACCCATCGGGCACGAATGCCCGGCGCCAAAACAAGATGGCAAATGCGGCCCGTGCCGGGCTTGTTGGGATCGGGATGTTAAAACTGTATCCTACCACAAACACTAGGGGCTTCCTCCGGGGAACAGGGACGGGTTACAACCCGTCCCTGTTTTCGTTCGTGCTGCCGGCGCCATCATCACAGGGCGCAGGGGCGCAGGACGCAGGATCGAGCGACTCGATCCATGACTCACGGGCCGCAAGACGCAGGGCGCAGGGCGCAGCAGACATATCACCATACCAGCGGGCCGCAGGACGCAGGACCGAGAGCCGCGAACCGTGCAACTTGGCCGCTAAACCACCGTCAAACAAAAATACAAGCCTCGTGGAGGGGTCGTGGACCAAGAAAAAACTGACACCACCACACCGTGTATGCCCCAGATGCCAAGCAATCTGGGATTTTGAGATGGTAAAGCGGTCATTCTTGGTAATTTTTAGTTCAGCCCATACCGGCACACCATCCATGCACAGATATACGTCCGGCATACCTTCACCGGCACGGTTCTCAATCCGCTGGCAGTGGGTCTTTTTCGGTAACTTCTGCCTCAATGAGTTCCATAGCTGGCGTTCTGTCCGAGGCATCTTCAACCCTCTTCATATTGTCAAAGGCATGTGGGTGTCGTTTGCGGAGATCATCGAGTCGGGCGACGATCTCTTCCCGCGACAGTTGATCAAGCTGGTGAATGTGGTTCTGTTCCCGCCGGTCTATGGTCAGACCACCGAGAGCGGACCTGATCTTCTCGGCATTGATGGCGGCAGAGAATTGACCAGACTCTTCTGCCCCGCGCGACAGTTCGTCAAGGCGTTTGAGTTGACCGACAAGGGTCACGCCGTATTTGCGCTCCCGCTCTTCCCGCAGTTCTTTGATCAGATCAGTGACCAGAGGGTAGGACGTACCATCCAGCAGTTTGTATGCGTGTTGCTTGGCGGCGTCGGGCGAGTAGCCAGCCAGCCTAGCGCACTCGGCATTACTGTATCGCCCCTCGACGTAGTACCGAGCAAACTCTCTTTGCCTGTTGGTCAGGCCAGCGGTCTTCTTTGGCAAGGTAAGCCCCCTATAGGTTTTTCTGTGGGTTTTTGTTTTTTGCAGAGCAAAGGGTCGCGCGCGCGGATTTGCTCGCTATCAAGTGTAACGAACGTAACGAAGTGTAACGGGATTCTGTCAATAAAAACAACACTCGTTACACTCGTTACACTCGTTACACCATTTCCCAAAAATTTTTTCCAAAAACTTTTTCGTGTGGAAAAAGCTATAGGAGCGAACACACTTAACATTTTCTCTTGTACGGCATGGGATAATATGAGACTATCCAATCATTGGTACTGTTTACCTTGTACCGATTCCCTTTCGAGGGTTCGGGAACCGCGCGATTTGTCACTGTGTATAGACGACGTTTTGACAGGCGACGTATGCCTGTCGTGGATCATGCAATACTGCATGGGACTATATCGGTTCAAGGACCGAGGTTCAAGTTTCACGGAGGAGAGAAGCTATGTTTGAAATTTTTATCAAGTGCCGGAAGACCGGCAGTGTCTATCAGAACGATCCGAGTTTCGAGACTCGCGAACATGCGGTCTCTTGGATGATGGCCGACTGGCATACATGTGCCAGCGAGGTCGAGGATTGCCGAGGCTATTTCGAGGATCGTTATTGTTATGTGATCCGCGAGATTAACACCCGCGCTGAACAGGTCGCGGCCTACGAGGCCATTCGCGATTGTTCGGTTCAGCAAATCCCCTGCGCTCTGATGCGCGAAGTGAAGAACAGACAGTACGTTTGAGGAGGACGACATGAAAAAGCAGAACAACATCATCAAGAACATCGAAGCCACTGCCCAGCGTTTGGGCGGCACGGTTGAGGTCACGCGGTATCGCTACATCAATGAGGCGATTGTCGAGGCCAAGTTCGGCAGCGGCAACAACCTGATGGTCAACATCGGCCCGCGTGGTGCGATCAAGTATTGTTCTTGGTTCGTGACTGCCAGCGATGGCGTCTGGTCTGTCCACCATGACGACAAGCGGTTCACGGGCAAGCGCAACGGCACGGCGGTTGGGCGGTTCTTTAACCTGATGCAAACATATGCAGTGAAGGAGGCAGCGTAATGCCGAGGTATTTTGCGAAACAGGAGGTGGTCAGCAATGGGCTGATCATCTCGACGAGCACCACTCACATGGTGGACAGCATCGACAAGTTGAAGAAGGTGATCAGTCGCAACCGCGATTTCCTGCGGAAAAAGATGGACACCGAGTTCGAGGATTTTTCCAGCCGCGTCCGCGTGTATCGGTTCGGGCGTGATGAGTTCAATCAGGTTCGGGCGATACCGCATGGCATCTACGAGGTCGATGAGTTTGTTGATATGGGCGAGAAGTGGGTCACGGTCACGCGGACCAATCGCATGTTCGTTGATACGGAAGGAGAGTTGACATGATTAAGGTAGAGTATTCGGCGTCCACTGGTGCGCCAATGGTTACCATCTCATCCAGCCCAACGTGGGGTGCGTGGGCTGAGATTGCCGAGGCCGTGTGGGTCACGGCACTGGAGGGCGGGTGCAATTACTGGATGGACTACATCCACATTCGCCATCTGGAGACGAGTGCCCCATACGCGAAGCTGCCGGAGGGCCGTCACTGGAGTCTGAAAGACGGTGGCGACATCGTCAAAAATTTCAGCATCGCGGTTCACCACAACGCTGACGACTGGCCGTCCAGCACATCCGAGGTAACCGAGGCCAAGTCATTCGATGTGATCACGGTGGGCATCAACAATCTGCCACCGGAGATCAAGCTGTCGATCATGAATCCATACACCTGTGACATCGACGCCGAGATTGCGGATCAGATCGTGCAGACAGGTTTGTTCGGGAGTGCGGTCTATGGGTGAGCGGGGGGCATTGAAGCATGGCAGTCCCGAGGACCGTGGTTCGGCGGACAGGTATTATGGTCGGCGCTACAACCCGCATTGGGAGTGGTATGGCGAGACATGTGGTGGTCGCATTGAAAAGGATCAGATGACCGCCGAGGAGATTGCTGAGTATGACAGGGGCTATCATGGCGAGACAGGCGAGAAGGTCTGGTTCGAGCCGGAGCCAAGGGAGGATTATTGATATGGCAACGAAGATTATTGAGGCCGAGTATCACATTACGTCGGTGCAGTTTTGGGAGATCAAGCACATCGGGGACTGGCCGACTGACAGTCATGGCCCCCTGCCGCTGGAGTCGGCACATGATCACTACATCAAGTGGGGTCTTCTAAACGTGCAGTGGGACAAGGATGACGGCTGGATCGGGTACGAGCCGACTGGTAGGGCGTACGATCAAGACGATGACTACAAGTGGCCGGACGCTGAGTATCACGACGGAGAGAGGATTGAGTGATGAGTTTTGATTTTGAACAGACAGAGTATGTCTGTGAGGAGTGCGGTGGCAGTGATTGGCATGCCAATCGATTTTACTGCAACAAATCCAAAGCGTGGTTGGATGATGAGATCGCACAATGGTGTAATGATTGCGAACAAGAGATCGAAATTGTGGAGGCAGACAATGGGTAAGGTAAGTGATTGGCTGATTGGCATGCAAGAGGATGCCGCATGGATGAGCCGTGATTCGTGGGCCGCGAAGAATGGCGCACAGAATCTGCGAGTCTATGACGAGGTGCAGGAGGACATGACAGGTCAGCGTTTTCCGACGCCTGAGATGTTGCAGGAACAGATCAACAAGCTGGAGGAGATATTCGGTGGGAAAGATTGATAAACGAAAGGCGTACTGGGTTGAGATTCAAATGCCAACGTCCGCTTTTGGCATCACCCATAACGTGAACCTGACTGTTTTTGCTCACAGCAAAGCTGTCATCTTGAGCATGTTCCGTGATTACGCGGTAAGGAGGATTGATGTCAGCCCCTTCCACTGATCCCAGACTGATGCATGTGGCCGACGAGGTTCGTCGGCTCATGCGCGAGTTCGGCGATCTGTGTTTCGATGAGGCACAGCAGGATGAAATCGATGAGGCTTGGCGCAGGTACACATCCGTCAAGCGGCTACAGAAGGAGGGGGTTGAGTATGTTCCTCGATTCTAATCGTAGGTCGAGGGTAAAGCGGAGAAGGGATGCGATCATAGCACTGGGTGGGGCATGTGCTCGTTGCGGCGAGTCTGATCCTGTCGTGCTGGAGATCGACCACATCTTGCAAAGGGACAAGGATTCCGAGGTGAAGAAGAACGGACAGCACAACTTCAACGAGGTGAACCGGATGGTCAAAAGCAACCGTGATCCGTGTACCAAGTTCCAAGCACTGTGCGCCAACTGCCACAAGCGGAAGACCAGAGACAACGAGGATTGGAAGCGTCATGGATGACTATGAAGGCGTCGAGTGCGACCAATGCGGTGAGAGATGCTGGGAACATACCAGCTATTTTGGGGACATTCGTTGCGACGAGTGTGCCTGTGAAGACGAAACCTAT